ATAGGGACGAATCCTCAGGTGCTGACCGTCAATCTCGATGTAGCGCTTGTTGCCCGGGTCAATCTGGTTGAAGAAGTTGATGGTCACCGAGCCAGCGGTATCGAGGGCAATGACGTCCTGGAGATATGTCGTCGTGTTACGTGTCGTGCCACCCTGGTTGAAGAACTTCCAGGCCGGCAGACCGAGGCGCTGACCAGTCGTCCGGTTGAAGTTTGCGTTCCAGAAGACAACCTTGCGCATTCCCTCGTACTGTGTCGGTTGCGTGTCAAACGTCTGGAACGAATCGGCGACAATGGTCTGGTCATCCCACGATACGAAACCAATGGTGAGTGCAAAGCTCGCGCCCTGAGTGCCAGTGAACTGGACGGTCTCTGGCTGTGAGAGGGCTCCGAGCTGACCATCGGCGGTGAGGAACGCCCAGCAGACTTCCAGGTAAGAGTTTGTCGGGAAGCCGTTGAGGTCTTCGCGACCGACGACGGTTGTCTTCAGCTTCTCGGCTGGGGGAACGAATGACGGGGGAGTCCAGACAAAGGCTTCGGCATATGCGGCCTTGTAGTCTGTTCGAAGGTTGAGCTCCTCGTCACGTCTCGGCAGAATGGCACGCAACTTTCCGTAGGGCGGCAGGGCCCCGGAACCGACGTTAGAGGGATTGTCCCTATGCGAGAGGGCGAGGAGCTCGAGGCAGTTTTGGGGCAACTTGTAATACCGCTTCTTGATAACCCAGTCGACTGAGTCGGTATTTGTTGTCCCCACAAAGGGTTTGTCCAGGAGAATTTCCTGGTTGCTGACGACCTTCGAGATGGTGTACTCGAGGTTGTCAAGGTCGAAGATGGTGCCCTCCCAGTCCTGGGCTGTGAGCCGGTCAATGGGGGCGCTGAACTGGACTTGCCGGGAACCCTTCGCAACGTTGGCGTTTACTGAGGTTGCGGGCGCAATGACATCGCGAGTGGGCAGGATGTCTGGAAGGAACTCGAACTGTGACAATTTCTGGCTGAAGACCCAGCGCTTCATAGTCCAGATATTGAGATATGCCTCGTTGAGCAGGTGGTCGACCTGGTCATTGAAGCCCTGCAATTCAGGGGAGTAATCAAGGTGGTTCTTGATTCGTTCGCGTAGTGCTGTGAGGTTCATCGTTTCTCCCCTTCTAAGTATTCAACAAGACACAAAGGGGCCCCCGCTCCGAAAAGCGAGGACCCCCGTTAGTCAATCTCAGGCGAACTGAGAGTAGACCCACACGTCAGCCAGACCACCAGCAGCCGCCTCGAGGGAGACACCGCAGGGAGCCGCAGTGTCAGCCGCCGCGAGGGCGTTGGCGATACCCGCACCGGTGTTGTCAACCACGAGGGCGACACCAGCCGCGGCAACGGCGTTATCGACCTTCGCGTTCTCGGCATAACCCGAGGTGACCACGAAGACCTTGCTGCCGTTTGTCAGCGAGCCATCGGTCTCAGCCGAGCCGATGCAGACGCCGCAGGTGAGGGGGTTACCGGTCGCCGTACCAGCCGAAGCCGCCACGACGGTGAGGACGCGAGCCGCACCGGTCTTGGAGGTGTCGAACTGGACCCAGTCACCGACAGCCACGGTGCCACCGGTGAGGAAGACCTCAACGGTCCGACGGTTCGAAACGTCGGGGGTAGCAACCGAGGTGTAGGAACCCGGCGAGCCAGAGATGTTGCTGATGAACGCTGTTGCGTCAAGCTTCTGGAGCAGATTTGAGGTAGCCATTGTGTTTTCTCCTTTGTGTCCTTAGTTATCAGCTTTCGGCATCGAAGAGAAGACCCTGGCCGCCGAGGAAGTCGGCAATGAGCTGAGCCTTCACGTACAGCTGAGCGGCGCGAGCGGTCGTGCCGGAGATGTACTCGAAGGGGCTCACAGCGAAGTCCGCGTCGGAGTGGAAGACGAGCTTGATGCCGTCGTAGTTCAGCAGGTAAGCGGAGTAGAAACCCGCGCCAGCCGAAGAGGAGTTAGCCGCGAAGCCCATGATGGGGTCCGCTTCAACAATGGCACCGGCCCACGCGAGAGCCAGGCGGCCGCCGTCGAGGGTCTTCTCGTCGACGTAGCGCTCCTGGGCGCGGAGGCTCTCGCGGTAGAGCGAGAAGCACTTCTGGCTCATGATGACGTGCTTGATGTCGCCCATGGGAGCAACAGTCGAAGCCGCGACACCGAGCTCGGTCAGACCACGGAGACCGTTGGTCGCGAAAGCGCCGGCCACGTCAAAGAACTGGTTCTGCCAGCCGCTGACGGGGAAGGTGACCTTCGAGATACCACCGACGACGTTCGTCTGGGCCGCGGGAAGCTCGGGCTCGATGAAGCCGGTGCCGCCGGCGGTGTCGCCGTTGAGGGTGTTGAGCGCGGTGAGGACCGTGCTGTTACCCTGCAGCATCTGCTTGTTCATCTCACGACGAAGCATGCCCATGACGGAGCGCATACGGGCTTCGACAATCTTCACGATGGCCTTGTCACCCGAGTTCTCCAGCTCTTCCTTCTTGGTGACCACGATGGGCGCGGTGAAGTCGCACCAGTCGTAGACCGCAGGACGCAGGATGTCGTTGACGGCGAGCGAGACGGGCTCGTAGCCGGTGGCGAGCTGGGTGATGGAGCTGTGCTCAGCGAGCGCAAGGGGACGCTGGATTTTGATACCGCCATCCTCGGTCTCGACACCGCCGTTCTTGCGGATACCGTCGAGGAGGGCTACCTTCTTGTAGAGTTCGTCAACCTCTCCGTCCCTGATGCTGTACAGGGTCGAGGAGAGCAGGTCATTGCTGATTGCCATTTTCGTTTCCTCTCAGTTAGAGTTCTAACACACGCGATTTTTGGATTATCCGCCCGATGCGGGTTCCAGGTTTGCTCTCCTCCACCAATTTGGCACGGTGTCCGTGAGGGTCGTATCCTGGGCTGGGAAAGGTTGCGCCCGTAACTTTATGTATCTATTTGTCATCAAGTGTTATCTACGTCCGGCATCGGTAGAGTTCTTGTGATACTGGTAGGCGTCCCAGGCCGACTTGAACTTGGGAGTGCCCTTCGGTGTCACGGTGGAACCTCCACCAGATTTCGAGAGAGTAGCAGCACGGGATGACTTCTGCTCGGAGATTCGCTTGCGCTCCTCAGCGAGCTTCGTTGCGTCAATTTTCGCCTTCACAATGTAGAAGGCGTCCTCGAGTTTCAATTCCGGACGCTCTTGCAGCATCTGGAGGATGGGACCCCTAAACTCGGGCTGTGTGAGCTCAGGATTCTCGGCCTTGAAACGCTCGAGGGCAAACTTACGCTGCTCAGCCTGGACTTGCTCCTGGGCCGGCTTCAGCATTTCCTGAAGCATGAGCGTAGCCTGCCGCTTGATTTCGTTCTTCATACCGTCTGGGTCGAAAAGGTCGTACTCGGCCTGGGTATCGACATCCTTCACCATCTTGGCGAGCGGACCGTCAATGACACCAGCCTTTGTGTTGACAATTTCCTCTCTGAGACGCTCAATCTCTTTCCTCTCAGCCGAGAGAGCCTGGGTCTTGCGGCTGTAGTCAGCTCGCAGGTTGGCGATGTGCTTCCTAACGTCCTCAGGGACGTGCTGCATCCAATGTGCAAGGGGTTTCATCCCCTTGTGCTGGGCATCGTCCTTGAATTCTGGGAAGTCACCTTCATTGAGTTTGATAATCTCTTCGATGGTGAGGTCCAACTCATCAGAGGTGGGTGTCTCGGTCTGGACATTGTCTGTCTGGACCGAGGTATCGTCAGCGACGGTCTCGGTGTTATCGTACATCTTTTCTCCTCAGTAGTAGGTAGCCCATTCCCAGCGAAATTGCAATGAGAATGAGCGGGGTCATCACATACGTGACGCCATCAGGGAGTCAGCAGCCTCGGCAGCCATTTCTGGCATTGGAGTCCGCTCCTCATCAACCTTAGCCTCGGGCATCGGACCAGGTTCCTTCAGGAAGCGCTTGAAGTCCTTGTTCTTTGCCAGGGCATCAATTTTCGCAGCGAGCAGCATGAGACCGCGGTCGTCAGTGACACCGTCAAGGCTCAGTGTCATTTGGGGGTCGACGGCCTCGGCAGAGACAGCGTCATCGACAGCAGCGATGAACATCGCCAGGACGCGAGTCAAATCGGTAGGAAGCTGGGTCATAGGCTCTTTGAGAGCCGGGTAGTCAGGAGTCTGACCGAAGAGGGGCAGGAGAGCGTTAGCAGCCTTGACGAGCGGCATGAGACCCTTGGGCGAGAACTTGCCCTTCGGAGTCATTTCCTCGTACATACCCTCTTCAGAATCCTCGGCCTCAGCAGCCATACCAGCCATCGGGCCCTTGCCCTCGTTCTCCATCTCGACCTCGACCTCAACTTTCGGCATTTTCATTTCAGACTCCTTTCAGTGGTTGTGTGTAGGTTTCATCGACGGTGCCATCGAGACATTCTTTGGCAGTCCAAGTAGCAGCCACGGCGTCCTCTGGAGACATAGTCTTCAGATTCTCCTTGTATTTATTCGTGTACTGCTCCTGCTTGTCCCAGTGATTGGCTAGCTTCTCCTGGGTATCTTCGATGAAGTGACGACCGAGGTCGGACTCTGGAATGAAACCGCGAGAGCGCATGATTTTCGCTTCCTCGCTCTTGTTTGCCACGTTCCTGCCGAGCGCAGCCGAGTACACCCCACAGTTATCCATACCGTTTGTCCACCCAGCGTGCCAGAGGCCAGCCGTCTTTGCTGGGAGGGAAATGAGTCGGATACCGTAGGCGCCATTTGCGAGCTCAATCTTCTGTGGAATCTCGCGACCGGGCTTGAAGAACTTCTCAATCTTACCGATGGCGGCACCCTCGGCGGTGTAGACCTGATAGTCGTGAAGCGGCAAATCAGCCTCCCCTTGAAATTCTGTTCGCTACCTGAGCAGCGCTGTTGATTTGTTCTGTCGGACCCGACTCCAGGCGCTGGGCAGCAGCCGAAGTGGGGGCTCTCACACCACCGCCGGGTTCTGCACCCTGCATCATTGCGTTTGCAGCCGCCTCGACGAAACTCCTGGGCAGTTCGTAGGCCCGAACAATTTCCTCGAGAAGGAGGGGACTCGGCACACCCAGCGACTGGAGGGTCGGCAGGAGGGCGACGAGGTTCTGCTTCTTGAGGGCATCGGCGAGCGGTTGGCTGCCCTGGTCGAGAGCGATAATCTTGAACTGGGCATCGAGGTCTTCAGGAGTGACGACCACCGCCTTGCCGCCTGCCTCGACAATTGCCTTCTGACCCTCATCGGCGAGGAGGTAGATGTAGCGGAGGTAGATGAGGGAGATGTGCTCGATGAGGGCGTCACGCTCTCTCGCAAGCTTGCCCATTTCCGAGGCGGCATAGGAAGCGATGGCCGTAATCTCAGTGGCCGAGGCCTTTGTCGGCTGACCGGCAAATGACTGGATGACAGAGCCCTTCGTCAGGTCCTGTTCGAGGTAGGCCGAGTAGCGGTCGAAGTTAGTGCTGATGGGAGTGATGGGTACCTCGCGGAGGATACCATCGAGAGAGTCGTTATCGACCGCAATCATCGCACCGTCGACACCAGCAGTTATCTTTGCCAGCGCCTCCTCGTCCATCGTCCCTTCCTTGTAGATGTACTGGCGGGAGTCACGGCGGACCGAGTTTGCCCAGTAAGTCCGGAGGATATTCTTTTCGTAGAGTTGGTCGTAGACTCGACCCATCGCCGAGATGCCCTCCATCGGAGAGTCCGGGATGCGCGAGTAGTAGAGGAGGGCAATTGGCGGGATGGGACGCTCATCGCAGGTTCGCAGGGGAATCTGTGCCCTCTCTAGTAGCTCTTCACCATTTTGCCACTGTGGCGTCCAGAAGTAAACCTCGTCCTGTAACATGTCGTAAAGTTCGACAACCTGGACGTAGAGGTAGGAGTCTGGGAGGTCATCAATCGATTGCCGCGCCTGACCATCGTATCGTGGCATTGCATTTGATGGACCGTACTTGTCGAAATAGTCAAGCTTGGGGATAGCCGTGAATTTCTTCTGGCCAAAGCGCTCCTTCGCGGCATCTACGGTCAGGAAGTATGTGTGACCGATGTAGCGCTGCTGAAGGGGAGAGCCGGCATCCCGGTCGACAATGACCTCCCAAGGTGGAACGGCAACTGTCTCAGCCTTGTCAAGCATCTGCTCGCTTGTCTGAGGAATGAGTTTCAGCGCCGCATAATCGTAGATGAGGGCGAGACGCGAGGCATTCTCAATCTGCTCACGTTTCTTGAAGAGCCACCGGTTGATGACGGCCTGGGCAGCTTCCGGGTTACCGGGCGCACCGTCATAGACGTTTGCCGCGACATCCTTGCCGACGACAACCGCAGGAGCCCGGGTAAAGAGGCTCGCGATGTAGCTCTCGATGTAAGAGTAACCGTCAGGGGTCTCGACACGAATCATCGAGGCGTCGTAGTCGAGCGTCCGCCAGAATTTGGTCTCATAGACGTCGCGATATTTCTTCATCTCAGACGACTTCTGTTGCCAGTAGTCCTGGTGTTCGCTGAAGATGATACGGATGAGCTTGACGATATCGGACTTGTTCATTAGGCGTATCTCCTGGTCGGGCCACAGGCCGCACCGTGATTCATCACTATCTTATCTATCTTCCTCTGCTTTATCCAGTCAGGCATAATCATAACCTCTGGCAGCTTCACTTTCTCGAGCGCTACCGTGGCGAGAGCAAAGGCCATTGCCGAGTCGCTGTGACCCTCGGAGTCCTT